CGTCAGTGATTCCGAAGTGACCACGCCGCAGGCCGTCGGCAGGAGGCCAACAGCATTGAGCGTCGCCGCGCCCGAGGATGCCGTTGCCGCATTATTGAGGCATTCCAGAACGCCCAAGCGCATCCCCTGCTGCTGATGCGACTTGTCGGTGCCTGAGGTGCCGAGTTGGATAGCCCCCGCGGCGCTCACCAAGGCAAGGAAAGCCAGCGCGGCGATACCGGAGCGTCGGAGCATTTTCATAGAACCGCCTCGTAGTGCTTGCCGCAGGCCAGCGAAGCCTTACGGCTTGATATTGAAATAGTTGATCTTGATCGTGCCGTTGAACGATGCACCGGTACCCACCGCGCCGGTCAGCAGATTTTTGACCACAATCACAAGCGAACCGGCTCCAGGAGTGACGCGGGTAATGGAGGGCTCGCCGCCGCTGTTTGTACCATTCGCTACCGTCGCCAGAACAACATCGGCCGCCGCAATGGCCGAATTGGTCAAGGTCAGCGTGTATTCCGAGTCCTTCAGGGTAGTGAGAGATTCCGAAGTAACCACGCCGCATTTATTGGCGAGTGTCGCCGCCCCGCTGGATGCGGTTACCGTGCCGCAGTTACCGCGCAGATTGCCATCGAGTGATGTATCTACGGCATATGCGGGAGCCGCGAGCGACACGCAGGCGATGGCCAGAGCGCCGAGGAGGCCGAGATTTCGCTTCAACATGGGTCTGTCTCTCTCGTTGGAATCGGATGCGGTCAGTAGTTAGCTCGACCAGCCGCCCTCGTACATGATGGTAACCCGCGCTTGCCCGGTGGTCGCCGCAGCCCCAGTCGGGATATAGCTGTAGTAGAGCGGCGTATCCGCAGCAGCAGCGAGGCTGCCGCCGAGCCCGCGGCTGACCGAAGTCGCGCCGACAACCGTCGGATCAAGATCGGTGCCAGCACCCGCCCCGTTCCCAAGCTGGCTGCCCGTCAGGGTCGTGCCAATGGTGATCGGATTGGTGGTGCCCGCGTTGAAGGCCGTCAGGATTTCAACCACCACGCCGAGGATGACAGCACCGGCGGGCAGAGAGTTCTGCCAGAGAATGCCGGTAGCGGCCCCTGCGTCGTTGAAGTTGATGATCTGCTTCAGCGTATTGACGACTTGCCTGGGGTCTTGGCGCGTCGGAGGCACAACAGCAGCGGTATTAGTGGCCATGGCTAATCAAGCCTCCGTTTAGGTGTGAGCTGCAGCATACGTCGAGACGGCGATGCAGCCATAGTCGAGTGAATTGTACACGGTCTTTTTCAAGCCGTGGATGGTCCACGCCGACACTTCAAGCCGGCGCTTGTGGTCGAACAGTTCCTCGTTCCACCGATACTTGGTTTGCGAGTTCTTCTGCCCGAACGCGATCATACATGCCTGACCGCCAAGCAGTACGGCGCGGTAGGTGTTCGCCACCACCACACCACCAGCGGAAATGCCGGCCGCCACGTCGAACGATGAGCGCAGAATGACGCTGTTATATTCGCCGATGGCGCCGGTATAGATCGGGCTGTCGGTGCCACGGCCCATCTGCGCGGCCTTGGTCAGGTCGAGCCATTGGCCGGTCGAGGTGTTCGTGCGCAAATCAGTGATCTGGTACGGATGCAGATACATCACGTACTTGTCGGTCAGCGTCTTGTTGTAATCCCGCCGCCCCATGCCGCTGCCGCCGCTCGAACCGCCAGCAAAGCGCGCCGGACGGACTTTCGGGGTTGCGGTGATCGCGGCTTCCTTCGCCTTGTCGATCAGGTTCAGTGTGAAGGTGTCGCCAGCTACCAGAAGATCGTCGGAGGCGCGGCCGGACTGCCGGATGATGCGGGTTGCCGCGATCGTGGCATTGAGCCCGGTAAAGCGGGTATCGGTCTGCACCGTATTGCCGCAAACCTGATTGAAGAACGCCACGGAGAAGCGTTTGGCGTACCAATCGGCAAGACCGCCCTTGGCCTCTTCGCGCAGGTTGAACGGCACCCGCTGCTGGTCGATCGTATACTCGGACTTCACGCCGACGACGTGGCCGAGCTCGTTAATCAGAATTTTGTCCGAGTAGGTCGTCAGCGATTCGCCGTTACCCTCGGCCAGTTGGTTCTCGGTGAAACCGGCACCGGACAACTGCATCCGGATCGCGTAGGTGACCTGATCGCCAGGACCCTTCTGCGTCTCGGTCTTGCGGTGAATGACCGAATCCGGATCGTCGCCAATCAGCGGCCCGATATCCGTGTATTTCAGGGCTTCGTGGTCTAGCTTGCGCGACCAGAGCTTAATCGCGAGGGCATCATTTACCGCATAGCTGGTGATAGACATCGTTAGACCCCTTGCTGGTCAACGGAGGGGGCAAACTTGCCGAATACCCTCAGTCGTTCGGCCGTGGCCGCGATAGCGGCCTCTTGAAAGTGGAGAAGTTCATAAGCGCGATCTTGCGTAAGCTTCGGCACTTAAAGGCACCCTGCGTTGAGGCGCTCGTATCGAGCGGCCGTCCAAAGTTCGCGTCGAAGTCGGGGTGCGCTGTTTATCGCCTGCGCGGCGAGTTTTCCCTTTGAGAAGCGCGGGATACGGCGCCTGTCCTAAATCCGGTGGACTAGACCGAGGAGTGGAGGTTTTGCGACCGGCCCGGGGAGGGCGATGGTCACGACCCCCGCTGTCTTGGGACACACCATTAGCAGCGGAGGCCGGTCTTGTAAAGCCCTACATCATGCGCCGAATAATTGGCGCTCCTGATCCGGCGACATATTCTCGACCATGTGGGCAAATTCATCGTCCGACATATTGGCCAGCTTCTCCGGCGTCAGCGGATTAGGCGGAGCGCCACCACCAGTCGATAGCGACCGCGCGGCCTCAGAACCCTCACGGATGCGCGCGATTTCATCCTCGACACGCGGGGCAGCAACGGGCGTATTCAACGCACCAGGGACAGCCGCAGGAGCAGCAACTGCACCCGTAGCAGGAGCAGCCACACCGTTCGGCTTTGGAGCAGGAGCCGCAGCAGTCGGCCGGAATCCGCGGGCTTTGGCCAGCGCCAAAACCGCCTTGGCCGGCGAACGCTTGTTCTTGATGGCACCCGAGACGAGCTCGCGCTCCTCGCCAGCGATTGTCTGCCTGATTTTACCGACCTCATCATCAGTAAGGGCGACACCATTCTCGGTTAGGTCTTTCTGGAAGAAAAACTGCGCAAGTTCGAATGTCCGGTTTGCCATCAGGAATTGATAGGCCGGGACGAAATTCGGATCGGCAGCGGCGACCGAGCGCGCATCATCGATATAGGCGGTCGACAAGTCCTGCTCTTGCGTTCTGGTTTGCTGGGTAGCCTGAGTTTCAGCTATCTGAGCGCGGAATCGAGCATCGTCCCGCTTTTTCCAATTTACCCAAGCGAAAATGTCCTGATCGGCGTCGGGTTCGGGATCCTCCTCGGCCGGATCTTGGGCCGCAGCAGCCGCAGGCGTCAAAGCCTCATTCAGGATGCGCAGACGTTCATCAAGCCGCGCCTGACTTTGGCGCATATCGTCGCGTTCACGCTCGGCTACCTTGCGAGCTTCTTCGGCACGTTCGTATTTCCGAGCCGATACCCGGCGCTTTGGAACCACGGGCGCCACTGTGCCGTCAGCAACAGGCGCGGCAGGAGCAGAACCGGCCACAGGCGGAGTGCCAGCATCATCTTCGTCGTCGTCATCCTCGCCACCAGCCTCGGCCACGACGGGAGCAGGCGCAGGAGTTGGATCGGGAGTGGGGGCAGGCGCGGGATCGGACGTCGCATCGCGCATCTGGTCGAATGCAGTACGCTCTTCAGCGGTGAACCCGTCGTCGACCTCACCTGCAGTATCTGCCGGATTGAGGGCTTGCGCGGTATCAGCCATAACTAACGACCTCCTCAGTTTGTGAACGGATGCGACGCCCTATTTGATCGAGAGCCGACGCATCCAGCGAATCAATCTCTATTGTGCCACTTGGGCCAGTCAGAACGATATGCCCGAGCGGTGGCCTTTCATTCGGAGACTCGACCGTCAGATCATAGTCGCCAAACCGAATTGCTACTATTTCCTTGAACTTTCCGTAAGCCTGTTTGCGCTTGCCCTCGGGCTTATCCGCAGCTTCAGCGACGTGAAAGGCAACCTCTCCCCACCGATAAAGCCCGCGCAGGTGCGTCTCGAACATTCCCTGCAGCATACGCATCAACTGGACCCGAGCCCTGATCACGGCCCACCAGGCGATGCCGACGGTTGAGGCATTTGATCCATCGGGGGCGGAATTGGCGTAGCGGCAGTGCGATCCGCGTTAACGTGGTCCTTGTGCGCCGCCGCAAGATCACGATGCAGCCCCCCGATTGCGCCGATATGATCGATGAGAGCCCCCACATGGGACGCTTGGCCATCGGTAGTCGCCCGATGAGCGTCCGAAACAGCCCCTATGACCTTGGCGTGAGTTTCCAGTCGGTCATTCACGACCCCAGCACGTTCCCGATCGGCCTGCGCCGAAGTCTTGGCGGCAGTAGCTGTCGCAGTCTGCACCTTGGCCGCGCCCTCCATGGCTTTGAGATGAGCATCTAGGCCAGTCGTATCGTTGTCGGCCAGCATCTTGCGAGCCAATGCAATATCGTACATGGCCGTCGCCTCGGTAGCGCCGGCCTTTTTGTTATTCATTTCGGCGGTGGCCTGCAGCGCGGAGATTTGCGCGACCTGCTTCTGAATGGCCAAATGTTTCGCAATCTGCTGGTCTTGCTGCGCTTGCGGATCGGCCTGTTGCTTGGCGATGAATCCCTTGATCGCCTCCACGATGCGATTAGGCAACGGCGAGTATTCGAGCAGCATCCCGAACACCTGCGGATTGGACATAAGCTGCTCTTTAAACACCCCGAGCAACGGCTGGATGATCGCCCAATTCGCTTCCTTCTGATTTGGCGACGTCGGCGTATCGTCCACAATCACGCTGTATTTGCCGGTGGTGCTTTCCTTGGCCAGCGCAATCGCCTGCACGTTATCAGGCTGCGCCACGCGGATCAGCCGACCGTCCGACAAGAAATTCTGGATGAAATAAAGCCGTGACCGCCCCACGTTCTTGCGGAACCGCCTGAGCGAATCGAACAATGTCGCCAGCACCGTCATACCGGCCTGCTTGCGCATGGCCTCGATAATGCCGGGCTGGTTTTGATCCTGCTGGCCGAGTAGCTCGAGGTTGATGCCGGTCACGTCCTTGATCGACGAGATGGCGAACGTCATGAGCCCGAGATAGCCCTCTGTCATGCCAGCGCCGGGCTTGGGCATGATCTTGGGCTTATCGCCCGACAGCGAGCCGTCAGCCAGCCAGGTGATCGTATCGGGTCGCGCATAGCCTTCCTCGGCCTCGCGCTGATCGTCGAATGCTGACGTCTCGGCCAGAATGCCGCCCTTCGCCGTCGTGTTGAGAATGTGCAGGATCTGCGAAAGCCACTTGTTCGCCCACATCTGCGGGTCGCGCATGACCTTCACGAGGCCAAACCACGACTTTTTCGACTTATCGAATTCGCCAGTAATGCAGTCCCAAGAGAACTTGCCTTTGATCGGTGCGGGCCCGGCTTTCTGCAGCAATTCGCCACCCATCCATGCCTGCTTGTAAACCTTGCGGGTAAGCTTTGCCGCATGTACCGGCATACCGAGCATCTTCATGCGGCTACCGAATCGCCGATATTCCGCATCGCTCAATTCGGTCTTGGTATTGGTCTGCGTGTTGGCGACAATCCAGTATTCCTCGTGCTCAAACCACTGAATCTGCACCAGCGTGACTTCGCAATTATCGTCGTATTCCTGCATTGAGGAATTATCGGCATCCCGCTTGCGCTTTTCCTCGATGGTGCGTTTTGGATAATCCATCGGGCCAG